TTGATATTGATCCGCTGAATAAATCTATAATTTGTACGGATGCATTTTATAATAATATGACGTTGAAATTTATTGATATTATTGATGCAAAATAAAAAAAGGCCGCCAAACAGGACGGCCCTTTTTTTTACTTAACTGTATATACCCAGCCTTTACGGTCAAGGTAATCAGTGAATGCTTTTAATTGAACATCGCTAGTTGGATCAGTTACAGGATAAATGTACCCATCACTTTTAAGGTTTAAGTTACCCGTCATGTGAACTGAATTTAAAGCGCCAACTACATCAGCTAAATTTTCTCCGCCAATTCCTCCTACCTCTACAACATTCCGTTTTTGATTAGGTGGCGGAGTTGGTGCATTTCCGCTCTTTACCTTCTGAATGAATGAATTCCATCTTCCTTCAGCTAGCATTCTATGTGGACAATATTTACCTGACCATGATTGGTGAGTCCGAACGTTTTCAATCGGAATATTATACATGGACATGATTTGTCGTACAACATCAACGGCATTGTCTTCTGCTTTGTAATATCTATCTCCACCGCTTAAAGAGTAACAAATTTCCACACTAATAGACTTACGATTACCTGATCCATTTCCATCACCACAAGCCCATGCATTTCGTTCTAACGGGATACCTTGTACAGCTTCTTTATCATCTACTGCGATATGGAATGAAACTTCGTTGTTGTTTCGAATCATATAAGCTACTTCGTTTTCTGCTGTAGCATCGTTGTAAGTGTTATGAACTGTAATGTATTGTGGATTCATTGTATAAGGACACTTTGTACCATATTTACTTGGGTCAACTAATTTTTTTCTGATTTCCATTACTCAACATCTCCTTTGTTTTGTTTATCAGAAAACCATTTACCCGCAGTAGGGTTAGATACAACCCCTGCAGCAATCAAAATGTATAGAATCATATCTACATATTCTTGATATCTTCCTAGATTAAAATGAGGGACGGTATCCATTAATACCATCCCTAACACTGCAAACAATGCTACCCACAAACCGTAATTCTTGAATTTCTCTTGCATCGTTATTTCCTCCGTTTCCTTGTATCAGAACGTTTTATTTTCGCTTCGATTTCGCTTGCTACGCTTTCCAGTAACCATGTCGGAATCCACTTATCCCAACCGACACGAACGCAATTTGCTGTAAAACTATTGAAAATGTGATATGTTAAACCGCCAGTTACCATAAAGAAGAAGAAATCGGGTAACTTGAATGCGATATCAAACATGTGAGCTAAACATGGCAATAAAAAAAGCACCACGGTACGCGCGATGCCTTCTACTCCATATGCTGATGAATACGATCCATCTAACTTTGACGCTTTACTTCCTGTTATCCAGTCTAATGAAACGACCATCATCAGAATACAAATCCAGATTAAGTTAGATTTTCCGTATATGAGACTTAAAAATGTTCCTAAACCCCCGCCAACTAGTGAACCAAGTTTAAATGTTGTGGAGTTAAAAATATCGATTATGTTAAGACTTCTGAAAATGTCATGGACTCGCTCCAATTGTTCACCTCCTTTTAAAATGAAAGGAGAGACGATGTCCGCCCCTCCTTTTTTGTCCCGTATTTGATTACTTGATGAACATCACTCAATTTGCTCCTGTACATATTTGTATAGTAATTCGTCTCGAGCTAACAGTAACCCTGTTGGCCAATGCACCAACTCATCTGCAAGTAATCCGTAGTTCACGTTGTACGCTTCATGCTCAGATCCTAATGTGATAATTACTTTGCTAGTGTTACCACGATGTGAAAGTTCCACGCCATAATGATTCCCTTCGTAATGTTTAAAGCTGTTTTCGTCAATTGATAATCCTAAACCGATGTTTTTCATGGTTTGATCATCCTTCCTGTTAGTTATTAAACGACTTCATTAAAATCGCTAAATATACTAATAACCACTACAATGGGAAAACACAAGAAAAACTTGATTATATTTTAAATAAATATCATTTTCGTTCGTTTTTAACGGAAAATTAACGCGATTAACATTGTTTTCGTTCGCGTTTAACATAATCCACCACTTCAACTTAAGCGAAAACAACATTACTGTCAATAAATATTGGCTATGTTTTCTATAAAACTTTCTAGCTTCGCTTATTCAGTCGTCGGTGGTGTATCAGTGCTAGTCTCAACACCTTCTGTTGGCGGTTCTGTCACTGGTGGTTCAACCGGATCTGCCGGTTGCTCAGGTTCTGTTACAGGTGGTTGTTCTGGTTCTTTCGGCTCTTCTTTCACTGGGACAACTTGCTTCACATCGATGCGGGAGAAGATATAGTCACCAATTACGACAGTAACAGTAGAACTGTTATTTAGTTGTTCATTCAGGAATAATGGATCGTATTCATTTGTTACGATTTCTACAGTTTTCCCACCATTCGTGTGTACAATGACTTTCGTTGTTCCTTCCGCTGCAGGTTCATTTTGAGGAAGAACTCGTTTAATATCGATGCGCTGACAAATTACATCACCAATGAGAACCGTGATTAAATCATTGTTGTTTAATTGGTCATTTAATACTTTCGCATCGTACACTTCAGTTTGCACGGTATGTTTCAATCCGCTTTGCGTATGAACTTCAATTGTCTTCATATTGTCATTCCTCCATAGAAAAAGAGAAGCTATTTCGCTTCTCTTAGTTTTTTCGCTTCTTCAATTTTTGTTTTGGCGCCATCTAAGTTCATTGATTGTAAATCACTGACTACTTCAGACATTTTACTAAAGTATTCTTTTTGATCAGGATTTTGTTTTTTCACTTCATCTATGAATAACTGAGTATAACCTGCGTTAATCGGCATATCTTCTTGTTTATGCTTACTATCGCGATTAATCTCTTCTGTTATAAATTTTTCGATTCCTTCTGCATCAGACCATAAATAAACCGTCTCGCCTTTACTTTGCCAGTTTTGTATAATGTCACGAGATGCATATCTCCAAGGATAAGCTTCCCCTTTCAAATCAACAGTTCGTTTAGTCGTAGTTTCTTTATTCGCGCTCTTATTCTTCACATCAGAACTTACTTGTTTTGCATCTGTTTTAGTTGTTTCATTCGTACCACTACATGCCGTCAGACTACTTATTCCTAAAGCGACTGCTAAAATTAGTGAAAGTCGTTTCTTCATCCCCATATCCCCTTAGTCCGTTTTCTTACATTTTACCACAACCTTCCACTTGTTTATGACAGAATAATAAAAAAGAATCCTTAATTGGACTCTTTTACAGTAGTGATAATTGAACAATTCCATTTTCAACATCTATATCCATTTGTACGGGGTTTTCATGACACCAGTAAACATA